ACTATTTCTATGGTGTTAATGAAATTTATAATATTGAACCTGTTGAAAGCCCACGAAACGATGGATATGAAATTGCAATAGATATGAATGTTCAATCAACCCTTACCCACCAAAGTGAAGATATTGTTATATTTTTTTCACCTGAACAACTTGAAGAAATAAATTTATTTACAAAAAAATGAAAAAAAATTCTAATAAATTAACTTTTGCTATAAAACCAAATATTTATTAATAAACAAAAACTATGGGGTACACAAAAAGAATGTTTGAACAAATGCAATTAGAATCACTAATTTGCGACAATTACGAAATAAACACATTTGATGATGAATACCAGTATGAACAATACAGAATTCAACAACTTGAAGCTGAACAATTAGCTTACGAAGAATGTTTAGCTGACAAATATTAATATGGTAAGTAAAAGGGTTAACCAGTTCTTAAGTAAACGCTTTATGGGTTCAGATGGTAACTGGTATTTGTTTTGCAGGGCTTGTGGTGATTATAAGTGTGAAACAGAATTTTATAATTCTAAAACAGGTAGGTTTGGTAAAACCTATAAATGTAAAATTCACTACACTAAAAAAACGGAACCTGTAGATACAGAATTCAAGTATTTGGATTTAAACCCTATAACTGACAATGACTTTATTGAAACTGAAAGGGTATTAAAATTATTGGGTTACCAAATAGGCCCCAATGAATTACCAATTTGGAGGCAATTCGAAATAAAACATAAACTAAAATAAAAATTTAAATTACTATGATTGGCGCAGGCAAAATTGATGACAACACAAATGATTTGGAAAGGTTAAAAGAACTTTTTAAAATGGGGTTAAACAACAGTGAAATTGGAAGAATTTACAGAACTAATGCAGGGTTAAGTATTTCAAGAACGCACATTTCACAAATTAGAAGGGGGGGTAGATGGAACCCAAATAAACGCTCATTCGTTATGAAAAACGAATTAGATGTAATGGACACAATACAAACAGAAATTGGTGGTATGGTTTTTAAAACCGTAATAGCACAGGTTATTGCTAATACCGAACTATACCATATTTATTTGTGTTATGTTAACTCAAAACCAGTTTTTGGTAACTGTGGTTCACTACTTGAACAAAAACCCACCAGAACTGATTTAATTGGGTTTCATACTTCCAACTTGAATAAGTACCTTGAAAAAAATACAACGCATACAAAATATTAATGGTGTCCAAAGTTGTTGGTGCACTAGAGAAAAATTGTTTAAACCTTGTGTTGAATTTTTCCCTAGGCGCACCCAACACGGGTACCAATATTATTGCCGTGATTGTTATGCAATAACACAACAAAAAGGTTATAAGCCAATACCTACAGATGGTATTAAAAAAGGTTGTGATGAAATGTTGGCACTAATGGGTTATGATGTTAATAATAAATTAACAATTCACCAACAATTTTTAAAAAAACACTTCAATGACTGAATTTGAAAAAGAATTTCAATATGCACTTATGAAATTTCGTAAGGTAATAACACCTGATGATTTAGCTGCGGCTAAAAGGTTTAAAGGGGATTTCATTGATAAATACATTGTTAAAATTTCCCAAACAGATAAAACATTTGTTGATATGCAGAACCAACTTATGGAAGCTGAAATTGTTGCAACCAAAAAAATTTCTTCAGCTTATTACTTTAATAAGTAATTATTCTTTTTCTTTGAACCCTTTGTAAATCATTAACAGGTTCAATGCAACCGCAGTTGCTAATGAAAGAATTGTTAGTACCTGTATGGTATTCATTACTGTCATACCAACAGCTCCTAATGTAACTAAATTTGCAATAGTACTATCCTTTTCCATATTATTCACCTGAACGCCTACCCCCATACCACCAGGGTATGGTACAATCAAACCAGGGGTTAGCACCATAACCATAATTTATACCATTGAATTTATTGTAATACTTGTTTGTTGGAAGAATCACAGATGTTCTAAACGGCGAACCAAATTCTGGTATTAACTGACCATTATTTAAAACTTGTGTATAAAGTGGGTACAAGAAATTGTTGAATACAAGGTGGCGCCTCATAAGATTGTCTAAAAATTGCGCGCGGTCTTTAGCACTATCTTTCAGGTATTGAAATGTTTTTAAATCAATTGGGTTTGATTGTTCACTACGAAATTGTTGCAAACCGACATTGACCATTTTAACAAACATATTGTCTAATAGAATGTAATATGAGTAAGCAACAAGTGCAGGTTGGATGAAGTTATCCAATAAGAATTTATTGTTTGTTGCACCCGTTAACAGAATATCACCCGTTTCAACCTGGTCAAGTATTTGTTCGAACAAATTAGTCCCCAATGTTTCCTGAATATAGATATTCTGTGCCTGTTGGATGCAATACCTGAGTTCATCACTATCTACATTGGGGTCAATGGGTGATTGTGATTTAAGCTTTTGCTCTGATATTAATAAAACATTGTAGTTCATTAAATTAATGTATTTTGTTCTATAGTTAAATCAATTTCCATATTCGGGTACATCAACTGTAAAATGGGCGTTAATTCCCTTATGATGAATTCTTGCAATGGTTTGATGGTTGTACTCATAAATAATGTTTGGCTTGTCCTGAGTTGTTCCGCTTGTGAAGAAAATCCCGTTCCAACTGGTAAACCAACCAACGAAGGGTCAGGTACCTTATGACCAGCAAGTATGTTCTCCCTTACCAATGCGAATATTTCAGCGTACCCCCCTGTTTGCATTGTTGGGGTAATTTGTGTTATATCAGGCTTTGCACCATCTACGCCACCCCACGAAACAATAATACGACCTGCATTATTACTTCCAACATACCTTTCTTCCAAACGCTTTAAGATATTCTCCTGTTCCTGTTGTGAATCGGGGGCTGACTCAGGGAGGTGAACCCACAGGCTAGGACTAGCTCCATTTTCAACATTGTGAAGGTTGAAGGAACTTATTGCCCGTGATAAACGAATATCCAATAAACTTGAAATATAATCAGGTGAACCGTAAAAAATATACCCTGGTTGATATTGTTTGATAGCAACTATTTGCCTATCTTCATAAGCCAACGGGTCAAATTCTTTAAGTTCAACAATACCGCTTTTTTTCCAATTAAGCCAATCGTGGCAATAGAACCAACTATCAGAATAAAGCTCTGCATTTTTTGGTTGTTTAGCCCTTATAAATTTTGAAGGTATAATATGGAACCCACTAATACCTTCACGCCTATCTTTTTTCCATACGATTTCAAGAAACAGGTTACCCGTCACCACGAACTCCCAAAAAAATCTGTTTAATTACATCATTGATAGTTTCTTTACTATTAATTTTGTAGTCATTGGTGAACCCCCTACCAGCTGCGTTATCAATCTTACTTCGAATGCAGGCATTGTGAATTGGTGAAAAATCTGTGTACCAATAGAACCTTTCCACTTCCATATTGTCAATCCCCCACCTAACAAACGGTTCCCCTTTATACATTTTTTCCACCCAGCGGTCTATGTTATCCACCGCAAAATTCATTGTTTCTAATTTAATCATATAGTTATTCGTTATTTGGATTATACACAATATAAGTATTACTTGTTCCTGACCAAACTGCAGGGTTATAACCATTAACCCCAATTACATTAACAAGTGTTTCATAAACAACATCATAGGCAACTGCGGGGTTGGTATTGCCTGATAGTGATGCTGATTGTTCATAAACTTTTAAATCATATTCACCTGGTATTAAGTGAACATTTGTTTGACCACAGGATGTTGCACCAGTTAATACTTGTGGTATTGAGTCATCAATATTAATACAAAATACATCATAGGGGGGGTTATATGATGATGTTGGTGGAACCAAATACGGAATAAACCTATATTTTTGTTGTGATAACTTATGGTTCATCGACCACAGGTACACAACAGGGCCAGTAAGCCATTTGTTTCGTGAACAAACAGCCGCTGCAAGGTTATTCTGGTTTTGGTTCAAATATATCATACTTCTTTTTTTAACTCATATAAAGTGACCTTGATTGCTCATATAAATCGTTTCCATCCCACGAACGGAATACCAAAATATTGTAGTTGTTATTTCCTGAGAACACAGGTGCTCCCTCGTTATTACCAAATCTCCATTGAGTATTTCCTGCGGATACGAAATTGATTGTTGCTGCAGAGA